TTTGTACTAATTGAACCCGTAACAGTTAATGAACCTGTAATAACAGCTGAACCAGTAAATGGGAAAGCAGGAGTAGATGGAGCAAATGAAGCTGAAGTAGCAAATGATGCTGTACCTATTAAATTACCTAAGAAACCACTAGAGGCTGAAATTGATGTACCCGCTATTGGAGTAGTAAATACTACATTAGTTCCATTATCTGTAATTGAAGAATTTACAAGTTGATGATGTCCACCACCCTTTTGTAATACATTTGTTGTAGGTAATACCTCACTACCACGTGAACCAGTAGGACCAGTTAATACAACTGCTGTATTGCCTGTTTCTTCTTGAATAATCCAATTGTCAGTTAAACCATCCCATTCAAATGAAGCAGTAGCTGGTGAACCTGAACCTGAATCGTAAACAATTAATCCTGCGTAACGAGCAACTGGTGTATCAGCATTTAAGATAATAAATTCATCACCTATAATTACTGCTGAACCTGTTACAGTTCGTAAGTAACCAAATGAGGCTGATACTGCTGTTAGGTTTAGGAATGAACCACTTGGAGAATATACTGTTGAACCAGTAATACCACCAGTAACATTTAAGTTACCATCTAAAATGGTATTACCTAAAACACCTAATGAACCTGTTATTGTAGGAGAAAATATTTTCATAGTTTTATTTTATTATGGAATTGGAGTGCCTTGGTTTCCAGTAAAGCGATAGTTAATAGCACCTATTGATATTAAGTTACCTCCTAAGTAAACACTATCATCAGTTTTAGTCATAATAGTTGGGTTAGCGGTACTATTACCAAAGTATCTCGCACTATTATTTGTTTGTCTTGCTACGTTAGTAGAAGAAGCACCAATATTAACAGTAGGAGCATAATACTCAAATCCTGCTGAAGCTGATGTTAATGTTCTAAATGCTATAGCGTTACTTGAACCACTTAAATAAGTAAATGCTATGGCAGCTTGAGTATTAATACCTGTTAAAAGTTCAGGGTACATATAAATGTTTACGTTTGCTGTAGTACCTGAAGCTAAACCTGTAGCATCAACCCAGTGAACACCACTTTGACTTACGTGTAAGTTATAAGTTATAGCTGAAGTAGCATCTAACTTTTGAGTATAAGTCGTAAAAGCACTTGCCTGTAATCCAGAATAAGTACTTACTGGGTCTTGTGCTGGGACAAGAGCATTTCCTAAAGATGCTACTGCTGTTCCCGTTACCGATACTGGGAACGAAATAGTTGCTGTATTAGCAGTTGTTAAATCTACTGTTTGTGGGATTATTTCCTCATTACTTGAATCATAACAATCAATAATTACATACTCATTATTCAAATTATGATTGAATGTCCAAGTTGAGCCTGTAAATGAGGCTGTAGCTGAAGTACCTGTAATAGTACTTAAAGCAAATGAAGCAGTAACCGCATTTTGAGCTTGTGAAGCACTTACAGCATATGAGGCTGATGTAGCAATACTTGCTGTAGACGCGTTAGATACGTTATTAACAGTAACTGCTTCGGTAGTACCATCACCTTGGTTAAAAGTAATAGTAGCGTTAGTAACTGACGAACTTAAATAAAATGAACCTGTATTAATTGGGGTTACATTCTCAGCAAATGAAGCTGTTACAGCATATGATGCTGACGTGGCTATACTTGCTGTAGACGCGTTCTGTACGTTATTTGTAGTGAGAGCGAACGTGCTACCATCACCTTTAGTATATGTGGTAGTGGCATTGCTTATAGACGCGGTTACTAACAAACTACCTGTATTAACAGTAGTAGCTGAACCTGTAGCAACAGTTAAGTTAAATGTAGTACCATCACCTTTAGTAAATGTTAATACGTTTGATGTAGCACTACCTGTAACCATTAAGCTACCTGTGTTAGTACCTGCTGCGTTTAAGGCAAATGAAGCAGTAGTAGCAAATGAAGCAGTAACAGTTAAATTGTTAATATTTGAACCTGTACCATCAGTTAGAATGCTACCTGAGATTTGTACTAAATCTTCGTATGTTGAGGCAATAGTTTGCCCAGTTAAGTTTTGACCCATATTATTTTATATTAACAGCATTCGCGTGGACCAGGATAAAAAACGTTTGAACCCCAAGGGAATTGAGGGTAACGTGAATCTCCAATTCTTAAACCAGCAGCTAACGCTCCATCCATATGATAACTCTTTGTGTATCTAGAAAATGCGATTGGTGATTTGTATTGTGTTCCGTAATCAGGATTTTGTTTCCAAAATGGTCCATTATCATTAAGTTCTGGAAAGAAGCTTTGGTTCTGGATTAAATAGTTAGTTAAACGCTCACTATAGTATTCCATTTTGTTTTCTACAGCTTGACGTTTTCTATTGTACCAAGTGCCATCTGCTTTTTCACTATTTTCTCCGCCTGTTGGTTGTAATAAACCATTGTTTCTTGGACGAGTATATATAGCATCTAAGGCTTCCCAATAAGAAGCATAGATAAGCATTGGTTGGATAAAATCATCAACTAATATTCTATACTCACCACTTAAGGTATTAGCATCAATTTGAGCTAATATATACTCATAAAGGGAGGTACCAGTTAAACGTTGAAGGTAAATGTCTTGTGCTTCCCTTACCGCGTTTTTAATGAGCTTAGAATCTAAGTTATCATTAATATCAGTAAACTGACGTAACTTTTCTTCACTTATGATGAATGTAGTAGTCATTATTTATTAGGCTAGAGTTTGAGCAAGTACTGAACCATAAGGGTTAACTACTGTAATCGCTTCGATTATATTAGCAGGTACACTAGCTGAATAAGCAGTAAATGAAGTGCCTGTAGTTAAAGTAAATGTAGATACACCTAATGCTGAACCTGAAATAGTTAAAGTAGCATCAGTTAAAGCAGTTATAATACCGAATGAACCAGTAATAATTCCTGAACCAGCAGGTACAACTAACGTAGCACCACTAAATGTTTTTGTTGTACTACCTGATACTGCTGTATATAGGGTATTAAAGTTGTAAGCACTTTCGTAACTACCTGTATTACCTATAGAAAATTCTATACCAGTTGATGCTGAAACAGAACTTGAAATACCTTGTAATGAAGCGTATGTAGTAGCACTATTTTGTACTGAAGCTGTAGCATTAAACACTATAGAGGCAGTAGCTGTAAAGTTAGCTGCTGAAGTGTTAAAAGGTACAGAGTTAATAAAGATTGTATTTGCTGTATTTACTTGAGGAGTTGAACCTGAGTAAAATACAACATTAACTCCTTCTACACTAAATGCTGTAACAGCAGCTTCTCTTAAAGAAGCGGTAGTTGAAGAAGAAATATAAGTATCAGTATAACTTGCTGATACAAAAGCAATACTAAAATTAGTAGTTGCTGGGGTTGCTAACTGTCCTATAGTTACAGGAATAGTTCCGCTAATGGTTGTTAATGAGCCTGGCATTGGGTTTGTTTTATTTGTTTATTTTAGATTACTCCATCACTGTCAACACCACCACCTACTTCGTCTCCAATTCCTGATGATGGGTCTATTGTTTTATCTGTTGCTTCGATTTCTGCTTCTAAAGCATTATCTTCACCTGCTTCACTTTCAACACTTGTTACTACATCAACTTCCTCTTCACCATCACTAAATAGTTTAGTTTGTTGAATACCTACTGAAAATTCATTTGCTGTTGGATACATTAAATGTAAGAAATCTTCAATTTCACTTAATAGGATTTGTTGAAATGGCCTAACTACTGTGTTTATAAACAACAAGTAAGCGTCTGTTACCTCATCTTTACCTCCTAGTTTACCAGGGGTCATAATACCAAAAATCTCTGGTGATGTAATGCGGTGAGCAGTGAGGATTTTTTCTGTAACCATTGTATTAATAGTTACATAATAATCATCATTTCCGTTTGAAAGAATAGGTGTGACTATAGGTGCGTTTTCTGGAGAATCAACATCCATATAAATCATTTGACCAGCAGCACCAGCACCCTGATATTGAGTGCGAAGCATTTGCTCAATTTCTTGTTTTTGGTCTGGGTCCGCGTTTGTAAACGTAGTAATTGATAATGACGGAGCTAAACCATTTTGAATATTTGCCAAATGGAATGTATCTACTTCAGCATCAAGGTTAATTACTTTTAGAGCACCTACATAATCAGGTAAGGGATAATACCTTTGACCTGGTCTGTAAGGGTTGTAAACAAATAATTGTTTTGGTTCCTCCTGTTTTTTATTTTTATTGAATACAGGTAAAAATGGTAAATCAACATTAATGCCACTTGAGGCTATTTGATTAAACAAACCTCCGCCTGTTCCTCCATATCTGTACTTTTCAGCCCATTCATCGCTGATGTAATATCCTGGGATTTTACCGCGTTCATTTTTTTCCTTAGCGCGTAGCCACGAGAAATCAATGTGGTATATTTCAGCGATTCTTGAACGGTCTTTTGACCATATTACTTCCCAAGCGAACCCACCATATAGTTTATAATCGAGGGCTGTTTTCTTGAATATATCATTCCAAGATTCTCCATCACTATTTGCGTTATCTAACAAATGAGATTGGTCGCATACTAATCCTTCACCAACAATAGCATCTACTGTTGCGTGAATAGCAGTATTATTGATGGCTGAATTGTTGAATAAATAAATTAAATATTCAGGGAAATCGTTGTATACTCCGTATTTTACAAAACCCTTTAAGTTTTGTTCGATAGGGTAATTCCCTTCGTTTTTGTTGGAGTTAAAGGTACTAAACTTAAAGTTATTCATATGAGTATAAATATGGTGGAATTTATCCTAAATACGTGATATAAGTTCCATTTTCATTAGGACTTTCATATTGTGTAAATACTGGAACATCACTACCAGAATTAAATGCTCTTAAGCTAACTAATTTATCACCTACTACTGTACCTCCAGCTGCGTTCCAAATAGTATTAGCAAGTTGCCATTGAATATTGGTTGTATTCCATATTAAAGGAGCTCCAAGTTCTAATTCAAAAACATCATAAGAAAATAAACCTGAAGCACTAGGTAATAGTGAACCTGAAAATTCAGCTATAACATAGGGGGTTTCATCTACATTAGATGTTACAACTGCGTCAAATACACTTGATGACCTATCGTAATCTTGAGAACCACTAAATCTAATTTGAGTAACGCTTGATGAAATAGGGACATCAGGATAAAATGCTACTATATTTGTAGCTAGTCCTTTAGATAATTGTAGCATAATTATTTTTTTTGATAAATACTAAAGTGGGGGCTATGGATTTACACCCATAACCCCCTCCTTTAATAATTTCTTATTAGGAAATTGTAATACCTGAAAGTCGAGCTAACAACTCAGTCTCGTTAGAGGCTGAAATGAAGCTTGATGGGTTTGGTTCTACACCAGTGAATGCTAAAGCATATCCGTTTCTATCGCTAAAAGCAGTTCCTGAACCACCAGTACCAGTTAGAAGCTGAACACCATATTCCTCACCTACATACAAGTATTTACTTGTGTTAGATGCGTTATTGGTTTCAACAATCATTTTGATATCAGGGTTTTGAGCTAATACTTTAATTTGGTTGCGAGTAGAGGTCTGTAATTTGAAGAAAACAAGATTGGCTGTTTGGTTATAAACAACTGTTCCGTTTTCTGGTACTACAGCTACTTCTTCGGTAAAATCACTCGTTTGACGGAATAATTCGAAGTTATAGAATATACCTGAACCTGAAATGGCGCTAATTAATCCTTCACTTGCGTCAGTGACGCTGGTTACAGAACCAGATAAAATGTATACAGATTTAATACCACCGGTGTTGTCGCGGCAGCCTAATGTAAATCCTGATGTAATTTGACAAGACATATTATATGGTTTTTGTTATGTTAATGAATGTTTTT